CTCGAAGTCATCCAAAAGTTTAAGAAAACTGAGGAAGACTTGCTTACAACTGATTCGGTTTTGCAAGAAATTGCTAACCGAACTTTTAATAATCATGCCACTCGTCGTTCGCGTCCTATATTGGATCCGAAAGATAGTGAGGGGCTGATTCGCGAAGCAAGAATATTACTAAGTAATGTTTTTGCTTTCTTCGATCCGTTCGATATAACCCCTAGACACGGTCCCGGAGTAGTTGCTACCAAGCAAAAACTCTGGAACAAGTTTCTATGGACTAACGTCGCGGCTCGTATCACAAACGTATATCCTCTTGATTCGTATTTTTACGCGTCATTAGGTCACGTGTGTGATCGACTTCAAGAGATGAATCTCTTGAAGTCTGAAGAATCTCCGGCGCAAGTTATACTTGTGCCAAAGGATTCTCGTGGCCCTAGATTAATCTCTTGTGAACCCGTTGATTTTCAATGGGTCCAACAAGGATTAAGCAGGGCGATTGTAGGCTGTGTAGAACGTCATCCTCTCACACGAGAGAATGTTCGTTTCACAGATCAAGTACCCAACGCTACCGCTGCCTTACTAAGCAGCAGGGACGGAAGGTACGCGACCTTAGACCTCAATGAGGCCTCTGACCGCGTTTCGCTTGATCTAGTTCGCTTGCTGTTCCCTAGCCACGTACTCACGTGTTTAGAAGCAGCTCGCAGTTTATCGACAGTACTACCGGATGGTGAGGTAATCAAGCTCCGAAAGTTTGCACCAATGGGATCAGCTTTATGCTTTCCCGTATTGGCGCTCACTATTTGGAGCATCCTCGCTGCCGGTATTACAGACGGTGATACTCTCGCGAGTATCTACGTGTACGGTGATGATGTGATCGTCCCAACGGCTTACGCCGCGAACGCGATCGAACGACTCGAATCATTTGGTTTAAAAGTAAACCGTGATAAGAGTTGTATCAGCGGACTCTTCCGAGAGTCATGTGGTATTGTTGCCTTCAAAGGCGTTAATATCACACCAGTCCGAATTAGGACCGTCTGGTCATCAAAACCGTCCCCTAGCTCCTATACGAGTTGGATTAGCTATGCTAATTCTTTCTACGATAGGCGGTGCATGTTGACTTACGATTATATCGCAAGTCGTTTGCGCGCCGTTTATGGCCGCATTCCTGGTAAAGACATGAATCTTTCATGTCCGAGCCTTAACTATGTACAAG